CTCCGGCTGGTAACCGGAGTGGGGATTAACCGCCAGCCCTAAATGCCTGGCAAAAATAAATAATAAATAATAAAACAGGAGAAAAAAAGATGAAAACTCTACGAACAGAATATAAAGGACCAACTAATTTTAAAGGGTTAAGAATTGTAGTAACCGACGACGACGGTTTTAAAAAAACTTATCCTTATGACTCTAATGCTAAATGCCCACATATCTCTGCGTTAAAAAAAGCGAAAAAAAACTTGGCTTGATGGTAATTGTAAGACTAAAAAAATGGTTGTTGGAGGTTACGGAAAGGGAAAAATTGCAGTTTTTGCAAGTGATGAAATAATATAATTACATTTTACTTAAATGACTAAAAGTAAAATAAAGGAATTTTTAATTTATGGAAACATCTGAAATGAATAAATTAATATTTAAAAAACTAATTGAGTTTAAAAGATATTCAAAAATATCTTCTGAGGATTTTGACCACTCAGAATATTGTAATGAAAAAATAAAATTTGTAGAAACTTCCGGGTCATTAACTGATAAAGAATTTAATTTTTTAGAAAAAATCAGGGAAATTTGGGGTAAAAAAGAAGAAATCACCCCAAAATTCTACACAGGGTATTGTATGTGTGGGGAATATGTTTTGAAAGAAAGAAAATCAATTGAGGTCAAAACAATTGATTATGGAAGAGAATTTGTAATTAATTTAAAATTTGAATAAATGAGTAAAATATGTGCAAAGGGAAATCATTAATTGCCACTAAATACGAAATTTACGAATCGATAATATCAAATTCGCATGAAGAAATAAAATGTGAACATAATATAAAAGATGTTTTCTTAGTTGAATTATGTCCTATAGAATTATTTCCAATAGGAAAAAAAATTGACTCTGAAAATATTGAGGACTGGGAATTTGTTTTTGAAAATAAACCAAATTGGTTTGATGAAAATGAGGTAAAAGAAAGAGTTTTTAATTATCTGATTAATAAAGTCTTACCGAGATGGCGTAATGATGGGATTACTGAGGGATTAGATTTGTCACAAGAAAATTATGAACAATTGCCAGATTTTGGGAAAATTAAAATCCAGGAACTTAACTGTTATAATAATCATTTAACCAGTCTGACAGTTCCGGAAGGAATTCAAAAACTTTTCTGTGCTAATAATCAATTAACCAGTCTGACAGTTCCGGAAGGAATTCAAAAACTTTTCTGTTATAATAATCAATTAACCAGTCTGACAGTTCCGGAAGGAATCCAGAAACTCGAATGTTCTTATAACCAATTAACCAGTTTTAAAGTGCCGAAAGGAATTCAAAAACTTTTCTGTTATAATAATCAATTAACAAGTCTGATAGTTCCGGAAGGGATTCAGGAACTTGAATGTTCTAATAATAAATTAACCAGTCTGACAGTTCCGGAAGGAATCCAGAAACTTAACTGTTCTTATAATAAATTAACAAGTCTGATAGTGCCGAAAGGGATTCAGGAACTCGAATGTTCTTATAATCATAGAGATTTAATAATTAATAAAATATAAGGAGAAAAAAAGCATGAAAACGATTGAAAAAAACGGCTGCATAAAAGAAGTTGATTCAACTTATAACGGAAAAGTTATATTGCATTTAGAAATTTCAGAAAATGATTTTAATGATAATTTTTCCGGTTATGATTTTAATTATGATGAAGTAAAATGCAAAATAATATTAAATAACTAAAAAAGGAGGTAATTTTTATGAAAAATTATTTGAAACGGTCTGAAAATATATTTAATCCTGAAGAAAAAGACGGTTTTATGATATTTTCAGCCGGATTTACGGTTGGGGTGATATCTGGAATATCACTAATAATAATTCTATATGATATTGTAATAAAAAACTAAACAGGAATTTAAAATGAATAAAATTGACTGGTTAGAACGAAAAAACCATGGAATTTCTGGTACGGATGCAGCTGCAATTTTGGGACAAAATCCGTATATGACAAATGAAAAAGTTTGGGAATATAAAGTCGGAATATCAACACCTCCAGAAATTTCCGAAAAACCATACGTAAAATATGGGAATATGGCAGAAAAACATCTCATCGAATTATTTAAGTTGGATTTTTTAGAATTTAGAGTAATCCATAAAAATTATGACTTACGGGTAAATTATGATTATGATTTTTTAATCGGATCAATTGATGGTGAATTAACTGAAAAATCCACGGGCAAAAAGGGAATATTAGAAATTAAAACAACAAATATTCTGCAATCAATGCATTCTGAAAAATGGAATAATCAGATTCCACAAAACTATTATATACAAATATTGCATTATCTATTAGTCACTGGATTTGAATTTGCTATTTTGAAAGCACAATTAAAATATACAAATGATAAAACAATCCAATTAAAAACAATCCATAAACGCTTTGACATTGAGGAAGTTAGGGCGGATATCGAATATCTGAAAGAAAAAGAAATTTATTTTTGGAATGAAAACGTTTTAAAAAGAAAAAAACCGGCTCTAATTTTGCCGGAAATATAAAAAGGAAAAAAAATGGAATTGATAATTTATAAACCAACAGAAAATAATTTTTTGAAAACGATTGAGTTCAATTTTGATGAGCTTAAAACTGAACTTACGAATCGTTTAGAAAAATATCAGAATCTTGTTTACTCTGATGATGAAATCAAACTGGCAAAAACCGATAGAGCCACTTTAAATAAACTTTTAACGGCAATAGACAATAAAAGAAAAGAGATTAAAACTTTATGCCTGCAGCCGTATGAAGCGTTTGAAATCAAAGTTAAAGAACTGATAACTCTTATTAGTAAACCTATAACACAGATTGATGCAGGGATTAAAACTTTTGAAGAGAAAGTTAAATCCGCCAAGAAAGTAAAAATTATGGATATTTATAACGAAAATATCCATAATTTGAAAGATTTAGTTCCTTTTGAGAAGCTATTTAATGAAAAAATGTTGAACGCAACGTCAAAATTAACAACGATTGAAACTGAAATTACTGAAAGAATTAATCAAATTAATACAGATATTGACGTTATAAATGGGTTAAAATCTCAATTTGAACTTCAAATTAAAGATGCTTATATGAAAGATTTTAACTTATCTTTTGCCATGGCTGAAGGGACTCGGTTTGAAGAACAGAAAAAGAAGATAGAAGACCTGGAAGCGAAGAAGAAAGTAGAAGTAAATCAGGAAGAACCTAAGCCGGTTATTAAAGAAAAAATTCCTGAAACTATACCTGAAGAAAAAACGGTTTATTTAGATCCCGAACTAATAACATATACATTAGATTTCAGGATTACCGCAACAAAAGATCAAATCTTATCATTAAAAAAGTTTTTAACGAATAATAATATAAAATATGAAAGGATTTAATTTATGTCATTAAAACAAAACAGTTTAGTTAAACAGCAAGAATCAAATACGTTTTCAGGATTTTTAACTTCAGAAGGAGTAAAAAAGAAAATTAATGAAATTGTCGGAGGAAAAGACGGACAAAGATTTATTACGTCAATTATATCTGCCGTTAGTGCAAATCCTGAATTGGCAAAATGTGAACATAGCACAATTCTGTCAGCAGCATTAATAGGAGAAAGTTTAAAACTTTCTGTAAGCCCTCAACTCGGACAGTTTTATATTGTGCCGTTCAATGATAACCGAAATAACAGAGTAGTGGCTCAATTTCAGATTGGTTATAAAGGATATTTACAGTTGGCTATACGTTCCGGATATTACAAAAAAATTAACGTTGTAGCACTCAAAAAAGGGGAATTTATTAATTATAATCCGTTAACAGAAGAAATTGAAACAAAATTAATTAATGATGATGAGATCAGAGAAAACACTGAAACAACTGGATATTATGCAATGTTCGAATATTTGAACGGATTTAGAAAAACAATGTATTGGTCAAAAAAGAAAATGGAAATTCACGCAACTAAGTATTCAAGAGCCTATGCTGCAAAAAAAGGATATTCATTCTGGGAAAAAGATTTTGACGCTATGGCATTTAAAACTATGCTAAGGCAGTTAATCAGTAAATGGGGAATTATGACGGTTGAATTACAACAAGCGTTTGAAAAAGATATTATTGAACCTGAAACTTCAGATTATATTGAGACAAATATTGACAAAGAAGATATTAAATCTGATCCAACAGACATAAAAAAAGATTTTTTTGAATCTAAGGAAAAAGAATGATACTTTGTTGTGAATGTAATAACTGCGGGTTCTCTTTTGATGTCGAAAGAGAGCTTTTTACAGATGAAGTTAAATGTCCATCTTGTAATTGTTATGACTGTAACGTAGATAAAGAGGAAATATGAAAACATTTAAAACATTTAATCCCGAAAATATACATTGTTACCCGGTGTATATTGAGATGCATAAAAAATCTAAATACGACATAAAAGAATATGCATTAGGAAATTATCCGATAAATGAGAAATTTCAAATATATTTTCCGTTTGATGGGGTTTATGAAGTAATTATCAAGCCGATTCTTAATGAGTCGGCTGATATTCCAGTCCTAAAACCAATAACTACGGAGGTAAAAAAAATGTGGTCTTTAGAACAGTATGAAAACCATGAAATGAAAAAATATATGTCAGAACTCGATGAAGATGACATTATTCTTCATAAAATTGAGAATTTAGTCTCGGATATTCAATGGTTTTACAGAGAATATGGAATATATAAGGGTGAATTTTATAAACGAATTAGATCTCAAAAAGCGAAAGAGTTAAAAGAATTATTAAATAAAGCAAAGGAGTAAAAAATTGAATACAGATTTGATGTTTTCAAGTACAACTAATTTATGGTCAACTCCACAGAAATATTTTGACAGTGTAGCAAAAGAATTTTCGTTTACGATTGATGTCTGCGCCATACCCGAAAATGCAAAGTGTGAAAAGTTTTTTTCTCCAGAAGTTGACGGTCTAACCCAAAAATGGGAGGGGGTTTGCTGGATGAATCCGCCGTATGGTAGAGTAATTGGTAAGTGGGTAAAAAAGGCATACGAAAGCGCAAAATTGGGTGCGGTAGTAGTTGGATTACTGCCTGCAAGAACAGATACAAAATGGTTTCATAACTATATATACGGGAAATCTGAAATACGGTTTATATGTGGTAGGTTAAAATTTGGAAATTGTGCCAATTCTGCACCGTTTCCTAATATGTTAGTAATATGGAAAAATAAAATATAAGGAGTGAAAAATTATGTATTTAATAAAACTTATTTTAAAGCGTTTTGGAGAAATATTAGTTAATATTAAGGTAAATGTATTAAAAGCCTTAAATGTAACTCCACACGTTAAAAATAAAGGGTTAATTTATCCTGAATACGATTATCATAAACATATAATAATTTATAAGGAGTGTAAAAAATGAGTGATATTGACGAAAAAATAAAAGAATTTTGTGAATTACAGGACAAATTTGAAGTTTTAAGTGAAAATGGATTAATTGGTATAGGGTCAGGACCTATACAACTGACAGAACAAAAATTCAGGGAATTATTTTTTAAAAAAAATTATGTTAAAAATATGGTAATTACTCAAACAGATGGAAGAATATTTATCTTACTAACATATAAAAATAATAGTTTTATAACTATTTTAAAAGAAAGTGAGTCGAATAATGAAATGTGAAAAATGCGGATTCGATATAGTATGTTTGCACTGTGAAATGGTTAGAAGAGGTAAAAACGGAGGTAAGCTAGGCGGTTGTCGTACTAGCAAAAAAAAGAAAGCCTCCGGACAATTAAATTTAGCCAGGGCAAGAGAAATATTAGCATTTAAAAGGAGTAAAAAAACAATGGACATACAAGAAATAATATCAAAAGAGTTTAAGGGAAGAAAGCCTATAGCATGGGATGTTAATGATTTGATTGCTAAGGTAAAAAAATACCAGACCCCAGAAATGATTGAGTATTTTAAATCACTGGAGCCTACCGCAGGGGATGTTAGATGGTTGATTGTTAGAGTAAAAAAATACCAAACTCCAGAATGGATTGAGTATTTTAAATCGCTGGAGCCTGCAGCAGGGGATGTTAGATGGTTGATTGCTAGAGTAGAGAAATACCAAACGTCTGAGTGGATTGAGTATTTTAAATCATTGAAGCCTGATGCATGGGATGTTAGATGGTTAATTAAGGAAGTCCCGAGTTTAGAAAAATATTTTAATTAATAAACCATTATCAGATTGTCCTAATTGTAATGGTAAAGGTGTAATTGAATTAAAAAAACCTGAAAGAAAGGGTAAATAATGGAAACAATGACAATTAAACAGTTTAAAAAACAAAAAAAAATTAAAAAACAATTGAAAGAAGCTAAACAAAAAATATTGATAAATAAATTTATTGATAATTCTTTGCCAGCTCCAGTATTAGAATATCGGTTTTATCCTGATAGAAAATGGAAGATTGATATAGCATACCCTGGATTAAAAATTGGTATTGAGATTGAGGGTGGATTATGGATATATGGTAGACATAATAGACCTGCTTCAATGATTAAAGATATGGAAAAATATAATAAAATGGCTGAAATGGGATGGTATTTGTTAAGATACCAGCCTAATAAGATTGATTTTCAACAAATACATCGTACTATTGATAATAATTTAAATTTTTAAAAAGGAGGGTTTAAATGTCAAGACGAACGGATCAATTAGAAAGAATGTATGGGGTTAAAATAACTAAGATTAACGGATATAATTATACTGTTGAATTTCCGTTAATAAAATGTTTTCAGGCTAGTTTAAGATTATTTCAACCTGTAAGATTGCATGAAGTACGAACGTTTTTAAAATTGTATGTTAAGGAATTGAAAAATATTTCTTGACAATATAAATGAGATTAAATAATATGAGCTTATCACAAAAAGGAAACATTAATATGAAACTTAATAGCCGTAACTATAAAGGTTTGCCCTTTCAGGTCAACAAGTCTGTCTATGACAAATTTTCCGCCTGTGTGAGTAGTTACGGTTTTTTATTTCTGGAAGCAGGTAAATAATGCAGTATCTTAAAATTAACAATCTGGAAAAATATCATTCGGGGTATAAAGATAGAAATTTAATATGGTGTAAGACTTATTTTACTATGATTAATTCAGATCCTGAATTTGAAATGGTTGATGAAATTAATAAATGGAGATTCATAGCTTTTACAATGTTGCAACTTCAAATTAAAAAACCAATACCATTAAATGAAGAATATCTTAAAAGAAAAGGGTTTGATTTAAAAAAATGTCATATATCATTGACGTTGCAAGTGTTACACAACTTTATAACTATTGTTACGGAAGATGAAAAGTTGTGTAGCGTAGATATAGATAAGAATAGAATAGATAAGAATAGAATAGATAAAGAAGAAGATAAAGAACTTGTAAATTCTATTTTAGAAAAAACAAAAGAAATTACTGAACTAGATAAGACTATTAATTCTTTTATAGAAATGAGAAAAGGAATTAAGAAACCAATTACTGTACATGGTATTAAGCTTATTAGAAAAGAATTAATAAGATTATGCGGTACTAATGAATCTAAACAGATTGAAATATTAAACCAAAGCATAATGAATAGTTGGCAAGGTGTATTCCCTTTAAAAGAACAATTTATAGGAGGAGTAAATGGAGGCAATAGCACAGATTATAAAAAAGCAAGAGATCTGCAGTCAGATATCATCACCGAAGCAGCAGGAGCATTCAAACTTCTTGCAGAAAGACAAGCAGCAAGAAGAACTTCAAGCGAAAATTTTATTCAGAATAACCAGATTACAAATACTGTTCGGGAAATTAAGAACTCAGGAACAGGCTGTATTGATGGCGGAAGTGGTATCGAGAAAGATTAAAATTGAATCAGTTGATAAAGTTTTTGACAGAGTTGAAGAAGAGTTTCGCCCAGGATGGCAGAATCAATTTCCTTCAACTGGAGATATTTTAAAGTTATCAAAAGTTATATGTAATGTTTGTAATGGGACAGGTGAAATAATATCAAAAACTGGATATGAATGTATTTGCCCTAAGTGTAAGGGAAAGAAAGAAATTATATTATAGAATAAATAATAACAAGAAATGAAAGTAAAAATGAAAGATTACAATGACCTATTTTTAGGAATATTTATACTTGGTGTGGCATTATTGTTTTTAGCACTTTTTATAGAAATTAAAGAATCTGAAAAACGAATATGTAAAACTATAACCAAAACTAGAGTTGTAGTATTTGAAAATAATAAATAAAGAAAGGGTAAAAAAAAAATGAACATACAAGAAATAATAGCAAAAGAATTTAATGGAAGAAAGCCTACAGCAGGGGATGTTATGTGGTTGATTATTGAAGTAGAGAAATACCAAACGCCTGAGTGGATTGAGTATTTTAAATCATTGAATCCTGATGCATGGGATGTTAGATGGTTGATTGCTAGAGTAAAAAAATACCAAACGTCTGAGTGGATTGAATATTATAAATCATTGAATCCTACAGCATGGGATGTTAGATGGTTGATTGCTAGAGTAGAGAAATACCAAACGTCTGAGTGGATTGAGTATTTTAAATCATTGAGCCCTGATGCATGGGAGGTTATGTTCTTGATTTCTAGAGTAAAAAAATACCAGACACCAAAATGGATTGAGTATTATAAATCATTGAATCCTGATGTATGGGATGTTAGATTTTTGATTAAGGAAGTAGAGAAATACCAAACGCCTGAGTGGATTGAGTATTTTAAATCATTGAATCCTGATGTAGAGGATGTTAGATTTTTGATTAAGGAAGTTCCGAGTTTAGAAAAATATTTTAAATAATAAAAGGAGAAGAAAACAATGGACATACAGAAAATAATAGAAAAAAAATTTAATGGAAGAAAGTTTGATGCATGGGATGTTATGTGCTTGATTATTAAGGTAGAAAAATACCAAACGTCTGAGTGGATTGAGTATTTTAAATCATTGAGCCCTGATGCATGGGAGGTTATGTTCTTGATTTCTAGAGTAAAAAAATACCAAACGCCTGAGTGGATTGAGTATTTTAAATCATTGAATCCTGATGTATGGGATGTTAGATTTTTGATTAAGGAAGTAGAGAAATACCAAACGCCTGAGTGGATTGAGTATTTTAAATCATTGAATCCTGATGTAGAGGATGTTAGATTTTTGATTAAGGAAGTTCCGAGTTTAGAAAAATATTTTAAATAATAAACAAAAAAGAGGGGAAAAGATGAACATACAGAAAATAATAGAAAAAGAATTTGACGGAAGAAAGCCTTCTGAATTTAATGTCAGATGTTTGATTTTTAGTGTAAAAAAATACCAGACCCCAGAAATGATTGAGTACTATAAGTCATTAAAGCCTTGTGCATGGAATGTTAGTTGTTTGATTGTTAATGTAGAAAAATACCAAACGCCAGAAATGATTGAGTATTTTAAATCACTGGAGCCTACCGCAGGGGATGTTAGATGGTTGATTGTTAGAGTAAAAAAATACCAAACTCCAGAATGGATTGAGTATTTTAAATCGCTGGAGCCTGCAGCAGGGGATGCTAGTTGGTTGATTGAGGAAGTAAAAAAATACCAAACTCCAGAAATGATTGAGTATTTTAAATCACTGGAGCCTGCAGTAGGGGATGTTAGATGGTTAATTAAGGAAGTTCCAAGTTTAGAAAAATATTTTAAATAATAAATAAAAGAGGAGAACTATGGATATTATAGTTGCATTAATAGTATTATGTTCAGGCGTGCAAATTAATAATCAATTAAGAGAAAGCGAATCTGTTTGTGAAATACATTCAGATGTAGCTATAGTTCAAGAATTTCGTAAATGTCGTTTTAATAAATTAACCAAAGAAACAAACAAAATAGTAAAGGAAAAAAAACTATGAAACTAAAAGATTTAAACCCAAAAGAAACGTTAGAAGAATTATTTAACAAAGCATTATCGTTAGCTAAACTGTACGCAATTTTTAATCCTAAATATGCTGCTGTAATTCCAGCAGTAAGTACGGTTTATGATACTATTCAAAGTAAGGAAGTATCAAAATTGACTATAGAGGATGTAGTAAAAATTGCTGAAACTTATCAAACAGTAAAACCATTGTTTGATAAAAAATCAACCGTAAATCAAGAAGAAATAAAACCGGTTGTCACAGAAACAGAAGTTAAAGAAATAGACATTGAAGAAACAGACATCGACAAAATCAAAGTCTTAACCTGGTTAGATTCAGGCGACGGAGCTGGAGAGCACGGAAGCATAATAAGAATTTATGATGATAATCCGTTTAATTGTATTGCTAATTTGCCGATTGATTTTAGCTGTACTTTAAATAATGGCGGTTGCTCAATAACGATACCTGATTCAGATACTACCAGAAATATGTCGGATGCAGGTGAACGTAGAGCATTTGTATGTTTGTTTAACTCTTCTGGTCAACTTGTTTGTACCGAAGATTTTAACGGTACAGGGATTGACAATCGATGGAGGGATAAAGGAGCAACACAAGGATTTGTTGTGCATATTTTGAATAATAGAATTACAAGTCGAACAAAATTAACTGAAGTGAAATAACCAAATTAACTCCAGCCCAAGTGAAAAGTTAACAAAAATTATCTGAGTAACGGGCTGGATATTTTAAAGGAGAGAACATATGAAAAAATATGAGTGTTCAAAATGTGGATGTAAAAGAATTTTTATGATTAAAGAATCTAAATGTATAGAACAAAAATCTGGATATACAGTTAAACTAAAACCTTTATGCGTGCCATGTTTTTTAAAAGCTATAGGGTTAGAAAAATTATCAGATTTTAAAAATTTTGAAGATAAGTATTTATTAACAATATAAATAAATTATTTTTAAACTTTTAAATGAGGAATTGAATATGAATAAAGAAGAGTTATTGAAACAAGTAAACGAATATTTAAAGTCACTTAAAAATGATGAAGAAAGACTGGATTTTTTAAGTGGAATAGAATGTTGTTTTCAATGTGGTAGTTTAATTTTACCATGCTTTTGCAATTCGGTATATGACGAATAAATTTAAGGGAGGTGAATAAATGAAATGGTTATTATATATTATAAGTGTGTTAATATGTTTAGTATTATTTATGAATAATAATTTTGAAGATTCAGTAATTATTGGTTTAAGTTTGCTATGTGCAATGCAGTCTATAAAATTTGCTGATTATAAATTACAAAAAAATTAAGGAGGAACATGAAATTCAAAATAAACAAAGATGGGATATTAGAAATTGAAAGGGCAGGGAAGTTTAAGAAAATGGAATGCACTTTAGCATATGTAACCGATGGACTTGTTTTTTGTAGTGATAATTGCCCATTGTTTGGAGAGCCTGAATATTATGGAAATATTATTGATAATATTCATTTAAGATTATGTCATAATGTTTTATTACATGGAACTAAAGAATATTGTAAAGACGAGAGAGTAAAGGAGTAATATGAAACACTTATTCAGAGGGAAAAGAGTTGATAATGGTGAGTGGATGGAGGGGTATCATATAGAAGATATTGAGAATAATAAAGCCTATATTTTTGATAAAAATTATGCAAGTATTAAAAGTGGAATGTTTAGTTGTTATTACGAAGTTATCTCTGAATCAGTCGGTATGTGGATTCAAAAAATAGATGGAAATAAAAATAAAATATTTGTAGGCGATATTTGTAAAATATATGGAGGGGATTATGGAGATGATATTGTTGTTGTTGTATTTGAGAATGGAAAGTTTTTAAAAAAATGTGGTTCTGTAGTAATTCAATTCTCAGATTATTATGAATTAAATAATATTGAAGTAATCGGAAATATCACAGATAATCCAGAAATGGTGGGTAAGAAATGAAACATTTATTTAGAGCGAAAAGAGTTGATAATGGCGAGTGGGTGGAGGGGTATTATATAGAAGATATTGAGAATAATAAAGCCTATATTTTTGATAAAAATTATGCAAGTATTAAAAGTGGAATGTTTAGTTGTTATTACGAAGTTATCTCTGAATCAGTCGGTATGTGGACGGGGCTGAATGATAAGAATGGAAAGAAGATTTTTGAAGGGGATATTGTAATTGCAGATGATTTTTCTAATGGCTGTTGCACTAATCAACTTAAAATAAAAACAATTATTAAATTTGTAAATTGCGGTTATCAATTAAACGGTCGTGGATATAATCCAGATTTTAGTACATGTGAAATAATCGGAAATATAACAGACAATCCAGAAATGGCAGGTAATAAATGAAACACTTATTTAGAGCGAAAAGAGTTGATAATGGCGAGTGGGTGGAGGGGTATTATGTCGTTTTAATTGAAGGTATCAAAATAAACCATTATATAGTTAATGAAAATGAAAATTATACAGGTTATTTAGATGATATACAGTTAAGATATTACGTAATTCCAGAATCCGTAGTCTACATACCGAATGAAGAGCTGGTGAAGAAGTGGGAGGAAAGGTTAAAAGAATATGAAAATAATCTTTCTAAAATCCAAACTTATTCAATCGAAACTGAATTTTATAATGGTATGATTTCTAATAGAAAAGAATGTATCTCAGAACTGAAGGAGGAAGCGAAAAATGACTGAAAAATACATAGACGGCTGCATAAAAGAAGTTGATTCGACTTATAACGGAAAAGTTATATTGCATTTAGAAATTTCAGAAAATGATTTTAATGATAATTTTTCCGGTTATGATTTTAATTATGATGAAGTAAAATGTAAAATAGAGGTGAAACATGACTGAAAAATATATAGAAAATAAAATAAAAAAAGATTTAGTTTCATTGAACTTGAAGGAATATATTTATATAAAGCTTAATAAAAACGGAATTAAAATTGCAAATTCTGCTTGTTTAGGTCGCATTCCTCAATGTGAATATAAAGGATATTATAAATTTCAGCTATGGAAGTTTATTAATATTTTTGGGGTTTATTTAAATATAGGAATTAGTTTTGTATGTGATACAGAGATAATTTTTGAAAGAGAATTGTTAAAGGAAATTAAATTATGACTGAAAAATATATAGATGGTTGGATAAGCTGGTATACTGCTGAAGATGCAGGGAGTAATCCGACGGTTGCTTTCAGAAGCGAGATGACGTGCCCTAATTGTAGTGGAGAAGGTTGTATTGAAAAATTCGATATTCTAAATAAAAACAAATCATTTATGGGTAGATGTATGCGTTGCTCTGACGGAAAGCTCACTAATAAAATTAAGTACTACAGAGACTTTCCTGGAATAGCATTACCTAATAGCATACGTGAGCGGCTTGGTAATCCGGTTCCGTTTACAAAGATAAGGATAGGCTTATTCCCGTATATAGAAAAAACTAGGCAAATAGGAATAAATGATTCTATAAAACAATTAATTATAAATAATAAAACTACCTGTGCTTATTATTGGGACATTCAGAAGGATAATAATTTCAACACTCCTGATAAAACTATGAGAATTGCAGACCTGACTCCTACAGTATTTGAAAAGCTTGCTCCGCTGAGTAAGGGACTCATAAAGGGAATAATTGAGGTAGTATGAAACAAAAAAAAATTTTGGTAATTGATAGATGTTCACAATGTAAATATCTGTCAGGATATACATATCCAACGTGTATATTGAGCAATAAAGTTTTAATAAATCAAACTTGGAAATCAATACCTAAGTGGTGTAAATTGGAGAATAAGAAATGAGAACTATAAAAACAACAACAGAAGTTGCAGATAAGTATTGTTACGATAATTTAACTCGTGATAAATGTAAATATTTAGTGTGGAATGTATCATGGGACTATCTTATTGGGGTTTGTGTATTATTCAAAAATAAACGACCAAATTATAATTCTAAAAATATTTTACCTTGTAAAAAATGTTTGAAAAGTACAATTTTAAAGGATATAAAAAATGAAAATAGAACAAATAAAACAAGAACTTCAGAAGTTAATAGATAAAGATACAAAACCATTTGTAAATAAATTTTACATAACAGAATTAATTAAAAATATAAAGGAATAATATGAAAAAACAACAAGCAAAAATATGTAAAAAAATTTTTGATGAAATAATTAATTCATATAAAGATGAAATTAATAATATATATTTAAAAAAGATAGAACCTATACAAATAAAAGAGTATTTTATTCTTGAAAAATTACACAATAGAGTTAATTTGATTGAATCAACTATAACTAATAAAACTCAAGCTAAAATTGCAAATACTATAATTAAGGAAATAGGTAAATTTACGCTTAAGTTATTATCTAAAATAAAACATAAAAAAATATAAGGAGTAAAACATGAATTATTCTGATAAAATAGACGAAATAAGGTATGATTTATCATCTATGTTAACAGTTATTTCTAATTTACAAGAAGAATATGAATTTTATGATAATGAAGTTAGTAAATATGAAGATAAAAGACTTTCAAAAAATATATTAAGGTATGTTTTCCCTCCATATAAACCAAGTGAAGTTACTGAAAATATTGATATTGAATTAAGCGGAAACGAAGAAAAAGTTATCGTAGTTAAAATGAATTATAAATCTCTAAAATTAAAATTAAAATTGTTAAAAAACAAAATTAATAATTTTTATATTATTGTAAAAGAATTAAAAAACCGTATTAATAAGGATTAATATGAATGAAATATTTATATCATTTGTAGCTTTTTGTATTGGATATTTAATAGGATTATTTATTTGGAGTATAATTTTATTTATTATTGATAAGTGTAATATAAAAGAACTGTTTATACATTTTATAGTTGTATGTATTACATTTATAATTTTTATTTTATTTAAAGGAGTAAGATGAAAAAAGATTGGTTTGAAATTTTTAGGTTGCCAACTTATTTAAGTTCATCATACTTCTTGACAATACTCTTGCATAATTCAGCAAACGTTTCCCTGAATCTGCAAGAGTCCATTGTCTCATTACCATGATGGTTTACGATCTTAGCCATTTTATAAATTTCTTCAAGTAAGATTTTGTGCTGACATTCTGTACATTTTTTCATATTTAGACTAACTTAGCATAATTTAGATTAACATTACTCCATGGTTATAATTCATATTTATTTATAGAAAATTAATATCCTCAAGTCCTGCATCAATCTGAATATCATAAGGTGTACATTGGCAAACTTTAATTTTGCCATAAGCTAAAGTTGCATATTTATTCACATATTCAGAGCAATAAAAATCTTCAGGACGCTCTTTGATGTCATCCCATACATAACTTAACACCCCTTTAAAATCATAGTTTAAAGTTTCAAAATAATCAGAAACTATCATTTTGGCGTGTAATCTTCTGATTTTGTCATCATAATAAACGTGGTTTCTTTTTATAGCCACTATTTTAGGGGCAAATAAGCCTATTTTAAAGTACTTTTTCATAGAGTTAATACGAAGCCCTTCAGGAAGCATTTCTGCTATAAAAAGCTTGTTTTTGATTGAAATAAGCATACCGACATGAGTTGCTATACTAGTGTTGAAAATTTCACCACTTGACATATATCTAATAGCACAGGCACCCGGTCTTAATGAAGTAGTTAGTACATAGTCTAATTCTTGAAGTTTGCTGTAGTTTATCATAATAAATTATCCTTGACATTATTATTTATTTGTTATATAACATAAATAAGATACTGTAAATAGTATGCAAAACAGCGGTTAAATAAGTCTGGCGTACTATGTTACAGTATGAAACTTATTTTTTAATTAAATACTCAATAATTTTATCTAATTTTTTGCTTACATCTTTAATATCAGAACTTAACATGTTTGATTTTTCAACACATTCTATTTCATTACGATTTATTTTCTCATTAATTATTTTAATATCTTTATCCACACTTATGCACCAAACTAATCCGCTAAATGCACACGAAAGAATTGTAGTCCATACTGCAAAATCAATCTTTTTAAGCCAAGTCATTATAGTCCTTTCAATTATTTGTATTAATTATTAAAAGCATTCCATCCAACTTGTCCAGCTTTTCCTAGTGCTGTAGCTCCTAGTATAGCTCCGCCCCATTTCAAAAAAGAATTAAATTTTTCCCTATTTCCAAATTGATTTACAAATTCATCAGGAAATACTCTTTTTAAAACTTCTCTAGTTTCTTTATTATTCCAAATTTCCTTTAAATTTTTAAAAGTTTTACCTTCTTTTGTTAATCCTTTTAATATTTTTAAATCTTTTATTTTTCTTGAATATTCGCTTTTAGCAGGGGCATATTGTTCATAATGGTTTACAATTGATTCATCAATATCATCAACTGTTTTATATAATTGATATTCTGCATCAGTTAGATTTTTTCCTTGTTTTTTAGCTTCACTAAAAGTTTTATTTAAACTATTTTTTAAATCTTGAAGTTCTCCAAGTTTTGCTGTTTTTAATGGTTCTTCTGAAGATATCATTTTTTGCAATGCAGGATAATCTTTAACTGCTTTTTTAATTTTAGATGGTGCTATCCCTTGTTTTTTTAAATTACTTATTACTTTATCAACCATTGGAGTTACATTTATATTATTATTTCCAATATTAACTCTTGACATCTCAACTAAATCACTTCCAAACTTTTGTTTCATAGCTAGTTCAGCATCTTTATATAAATTTCTAGCCTCTTCAGCTATTTTAGGCTCTGATGTAAATAATTTTTTAATTCCTAAAGCTGTTGCTGGAATTGATTTGATTGCCATTCCTATAGCTTTACCACCAAGTTCATAACCTAAAGCATCAACTGGATTTAAAGGCGTTGCTTCAATTAATTCATTTGCCAATCTGACTTGAGGAGATGTCTGAACTATATTTTCAGCGGTTCTTGTCCATTCAGGTTGTTCTTCAGGGCGTCCCATTGCTTTATATGCTGTAGTTACTGGATGTTGCACTGCTTGGGATATATCTTTAATACCTTGTTTAGCTTGCCCTTCCCATTCATTTAATTGATTATAGCCTTTTTTAATAGTTTGAATTGGTGATTTATACAATCCTGACAATTCTTTTGCAGCCCCCTGTATTCCTTGACCTGTTGGAGTTTCTCCGAATCTAGTTAAAATATCATGAAGCTTATCCAAAGCAGTCATATCTTGCGGACGTTTGTCTGATTTTGTTTCGGTTGGTTGAATAGGTTGAGTTGTTTCACGTGAAACATTAGATTGAGCATCTCTTTTTCTTGAAAATTCTGCTATTTTTTCTATTGAATAACCAGCTTGTCTAAGATTTTTAAATTCATCTTGGCTTATAGGCATGTTACTTCCCTCCTGAAGCTAGTTTTAGCATTTGTTCATATTCAGGGTCTGTTTCTGTTGATTGTTCTTCAGTAATTCCTTTTAAATAATTATCAGCGGTTTTATAAACATCATAATAATTATTTACATCTACTTGACTTTTTGCTGCATTTACTATTGTCCGTTTAATGCTTTTTGCAATTTTATCTTTTGACATTTTCATTAAAAGAGAATTTAATTCATCAGTATTTTTAATATTAGGCAATACTGATTCATATGTTTTAAAATCCTGGTCTGTAAATGTTCCTACTTCAGAATAAACACCTCTTGCCATATTAGTTACTAAAGTTTTCATTCTTGCTTTTAACTCTTGTGATTTAGTAGCCCATGGAGATTTGCTTTCTATAATACCTATTAAAGGTTGTAAACTATCAGAACTATTATATTCTGATAACTTCTGCTCTAACTCTTCAAAATCTTCAAAAACTTGTTGAGCTTGAGTTAATTTAGTTGTAGTTTTTTCTTCTAAAGGAGCATCATATACAGCTGAATTTTTAATTAAAGCTCCTTCTTCACCATATTTTTTAATGTTTTCAGGAGCTACTTTTTCGTCAAAGTTAGATATAACTCTTCTTTTTAACATACTATCTCCTAATTGAGATACTTTTAAAGTTCCTTTAGCTACTGAATTTGTAAAAGAATCTATTTTATCTAAATCTTTTACTTTTTCAGTTTGCAATTTATTTTGTCCTTCTCTTAATTTTCCTGTTTCTTCTTGCAATCTAATATTCATCTTTTCTTTTAAAGTCTTTGGAGTATCATATTCTGAAGTTTTGCTTGTTTCTTCATCAGTTACTACATGAGGGGTTGGGGGTTGTCCTTGTCCTTGTGGTTGCATATTATCTGAAGCAGTATTATATGAACTAAAATCTGTCTTCATTGCGTTTATATTCTTAATAACAAAATCATCATACTGAGAGGTTTTTGGTAATAAACCCTGAGCAATAGCATTCTCATGTGCCTTCATGCTTATTTTTTGATTAGCTTCTTGACTTTTAAGCATCAATTCAGTCTCACCCTTAACTTTTTCCTGAGCAAGTTTTGTCAGCATCTCTAAATGGTCATATTCAGCTTTTTGTTTAGTGAAATTAAGCTGTTCACGTTGCAAGTCCTCTTGTGCTTTTAATCTAGCATCTTCCCTTGCTTTCTCTTCATTGTACATTTGTCTTGCAGTTTTACCTGCTTTATAACCTGCTTGGAAAGGAATGTTTGCTGATAATGTTGATATTGTTGGCATTTGTTTTATTCCTTATGTTATTTATATTTTACCTATTTTATAATATGACTTATTATCTGGACTCATTTGCCATTTATACCCGCCATATTCATACCATCCATTAACAAAACCATAACTATTTGTGCTTTGTTTAAAAACCGCCTCAGATGGCATTTCATCAAGAGTTTGAGCATTTTCCAACTGTTTTTTAGCATTTTCTTGATATAATTCTTCACCGGTCTTATTTGCGTTAAATGATGATTCACTTTCACTTGATGAACTTCCACTACTTGAACTACCTCCACCAGAAGTACCACTTGTACCACTAGTTCCAGAAGTCCCAGAAGTACCAGAAGTACCACTAGTACTTGAAGTAGCTTTATAATCAGCATCATACTGATTCTTTATTCCATCACCATCGTCATCACCTTCTTCATTGCTAGGAGTTGATGTCGTAGTTGTTGTTGTGCCTTTAGTGCTAGTACTCGGTACAACGCCAGTATATCCTGAACTTTCTTTTCCCATAGCTTCACCTAAAGCATTAATATACTCTAAGTTTGCATCATATTGATAATTTTGTTGAATGTCAGATTTACCACTTGCAACGCTACCCATAGAATTTAAGTAATTCTCAATATCAGTTCTTCCTTGTCCGGTTAAATCTGACATACTTCCTGTGACTCCTGATAAAGCATTAATCTTTTCTAAAGCAGCTGCCCTATTAGCTTGTCCGACTTCTAGTTGAGTTTCAATTGGCAATAATGAAGCACTATTTGCAGTATTCATTGCGATATTAAGTCTATCACCAGTTTGAACCCCTGAATAAGGATCTGAAAACATTCCTGCTGCATTTTGCCCGGATGTTGCTAATATATCTTTTCTTTGATTTAAAAGTTGTTGCTGTTGTTCAGGACTTATTATTGTATCTGATAATCCAGTAACAGATTCATATAAAGGATTATATAAGTCTAATTGTGATTGTGTTACGTCTGATAATCCCTCCATTGAACTTGACACTAAATTACCATATTCATCATAATATCCTAAAGCACTTTCTTTTGAAGCTTCTTGTTTTTGTTTTGCTTCTTCTACTGCTTGCTTCATTTCCGCTAAAAGTTCTGCATCAGACATAGAAGTTACAGAAGAACTTGTATCTGAACTAGTTCCACTTGTACCTGAAGTTCCAGATGTAGTTATTGGAGTTGTTGTTGAAGTAACTGAATTATCAGGGTCAAGACTTGAATTTCCATATGCGTATTTATTTGATGACGTAGTTCCGCTAGAACTATTACTTGCTCCAGTATTTACTGAAGTAGTAGATGGTGTAGTAGCCAGTGCTGTTTTGCTAGTTGTTTTAATTAATTCGCTATATGGGTCATTAACTGTATATCCAACAGCATTCTCATCTTCATCAGTATTTTTCTTTTTAGATGTGGTAGTTGTATTCCAATTTAAAACCGTCCCTGCCATATTTATTCCTTTTGTTTATTATTTTTTGATTCTTTTATAGCAGGTTGTGGCTTAAGGCTTTCAACTTGTTGCTTTAATTGTGATTGTATTTTAAGTACAATCGATTTAGCGAAATCGGATTGCTTTATATTAAATCTATCATAATTACTTATTAAATTAAATAAAAATTCTATTTCTTCTTTTAATACTTTTAAATTAAATTCGTTCATAAATCTCCTTTATTATTAGTAATGTTTTAAAATATTTGCCCATTGATTATCAATACATGCTCGTATATCTCCCCATGGCATATATTGTCCACGTGATATATATTTAGATTCTTCTTTAATAAAATGAATTACTCTATCCACATAATTTCTTAAGTTAATCATATTTTTTTCAGCTGCTGATAATGTCCCAGCAATTTCTATATCAATAATTTTTTGATATACAACTTCATTTACAGCTGCAATGAAAAGTTCGTTAATTTTCCCACTACTGTCTAAAAATTCACACCATCCTAAATCAACCGTAAAACCGCCTGTAATAACCGGCATATGTTTTCCTTTCTTTTTTAATCTTTACTTACATAATTACATGTTAATATTATTGATGGACAAGCTGGAATTGCAGGAGTAACTCCGGGAGAGTCAGCAACAGCTGCACTATAATCTAATTTAATCCCAGTATCGTTGCCATACATCCATAATTCAAAATAATCATTAACAGCAAAATGATACAAAAATGTAACAGTAATAATTGTATTTGCATTTGCTGATTTAAAAGTATAATAAGTTGCACTAGCATCAACATTTGTTCCATTCTTTTTCATCCATATTACAAGCTTTTTTCCAGCTACTGACGATGAAACAACCGCACTAAAAGTGATAAGATATGATGCTTCTTTTGTTATTGTAAATCTTGATGATGAAGTTCTGGTTATACCTAAATGATGCACATCTGTATCAAATGTTATAACCTGTTCTTCTGTAACATCTGTTATTGATTGGTCTGTATTATCTGACTGCATTAAATGAGGAATAATAATGCCTGATGTCCCAGTAAAACTTATAGTTCCATCAGCATCAAATTTTGTATAGTTTGTTGGTGCTCCTGCTGAACTATCACCGACTCTTACTCCACCATCTGCAAAAACGTCCAGAAAAGTATCTGCTTGTGAATACATACCGATTGCGGTATCTCCAAAATAAAATGGTTCTGAAGTTGCAAGTAATATGCTATCTGAAAATTTGAAATAATCTTCATCTTCCATCCAATCAATAATACCATCATTTGTTTCACCATTAAACATTAATCTATAATCAACTGCCGAAGCTCCTTCGCCGATAACAACTGCTCCAGTTCCAACATCTCTTGGAGATATAATAAGATTAGTTCCATTGTAGTATATTGAAGCGTCTTGCCCTGCTCCAAAAGTAAGTAATTGATTATCTAATAATAAATTTAAATTACCATTATTTAATATTGATATTTTATTGCTTCTAACTCCTGCAACATTTGTTTTAAAAGCAAACCATCCATTATTTGATACATCAGAATACATTTCAAAACAATTTCTTCTTGCTGCTGTAACAAATTGATTTGAGAAAATAAAAAATCCCCCTTGAACAGCTCCAGTATTTAAAGCTCCAAAAAAGCCACAATAAGAACCATTATAAGGAGATGTTTCATTCCAAAACATTGCAAAAGTCGGGTTAGAATCTCCTGTTGATTGTAGTTCAATTATTGAACTTGTTGGAGAATCTATTAATAAAGTCGATGTTGCATAAAATGCAGATGATGAAGTTCCTATTCTAACTTGATTACTTCCAGCATCAACAAAAAACATATTAGGGTTAGTATCTGATTCTATTCTAAAATTACAATCTAATCCACCTTCATTAAATACAATTTCTGTTGTGGCTTGTTCAGGAGAAAAAAGCATTTGTGTACCGGTATAACTTAAAGAAAAATCTGAACCAGTGCCAAAATATAATTTAGTATTATCGGTAAAAATTTGATTCCCTGACCACGTATTACCCCCATCAAGCAATGGAACTGTATTTCCTGATGTTCCAACATGTTTACTATCAAGCATATCTGCATTAAGATGAGTATTAAGTGTTTCGCTTGTGCAAGCATAAGGGGAAGTTCCTGTAGCAATATCTGAACTATAATTATTAGCATATATCACTCCAGTTGCCTCTAAAGAATCTAATTCCCATCTACTGGTTGCAGGTATCCACGTTATACTAGATGTACTTTCTGCATTCCTATAATTATTTGAAATAAACTCTCCTGCTGTAATTGCATCTGATGTAGTTAATGCTCCAGAAGAACCTAAAATAACACTATCAATCCATTCTGTTAATTCAGTATGTTCTGCTAATGTTAAATGATACCGTTCATCAGTTCCTGCGGAAGTTGTTTGTCCCCCTTGCATTCCAAACATTTTATTATGATATGTTGGAATTTTCGACACATCATCTTTTAACTGTTGAAAAGCAAGAAAAAGTTTTTCAAGCCATCGGTTAAGATTGACATAATCACTTTCTTTTTTTATAAACAACGGTTTTGATATATCTATAGCCATATTACCTTAATAAATTTTGATAGTTAAAAACTATACTTGTTATTTCTACTGGATTAGCAGCTCCATGCCCTGATATTTCAAATTGGAAATATCTTGTTCTATTATCGTATAATCCTACAGGTGCATCATAATCATATAAAATATTAAAATCTAAATAAAAATCTGAAGTTGTAGACATTTCAGAATCATCAGAAAAGAAACAATGTATTCTTACATTTGTGCTTACCAATGCCTTTTTAAACATCATAATAACATTTTCTACTACTTTTGAAGCGTCTTGTCCGAAATCAAATATTTTGCTTTTCCAAGACCAGTCAATTCCGCCAACTTCGTAAGTTTCACCTGTCTGAATACCATTAGTCCAATTTGTATCAACTGTAATAATTGTACCGGTATTTGAAAGTATTTTCTGCTGTTCAATAAACACTCCTACTGAAGTATATCGTCTTAAATAAACATCTTTTAATCCGTCCGCTGTAGTGTAAAATGAAGCTGTAGTATCTGTTAATGTTGCAGCTCCTAAAGATGTAGTTGTACCTGAAACAGTACCACTTGAAACCCCAAGATTATTACCTGTCATCATCTTGTAAATAAAACCGCCTATTGTTCCAATCCAGGGCTTATTTACAATTTGTCCGCTTTCACTTGATTCAATTATTGCAATACAATTAGCAGGGATTTCCCAAATAACAAACTGTTTGTTATCATAATCATAAATAAGCATTCTATCTGGAGTTGTTGAACCTAATTTGAGGTAAATTAATACGTACCATCGTTTTGATTCATACCATACTGCTTGACAAGTTTCAGCATAAGTAAGATTTATCCCGTCTTCTGTTTGAGTTAAATCGATTCCTAAATATGCAGCTTCAATACCTGAAGTAAGATATAATTTTCCTTCCATATTAACAAATAATAAACCTCCATTATCAGGTACTGGAACAATAGACCAATGAGAACAAGTTCCGGCTTTGGTATTTGATTCTGTTGGTAAAAAATCATTTCCACTTTCAGTAAGCAAGTAATGACTTTTTTGTTTAAAAATAACTGGTCTGTCCTCAATCATTCCTCCGCCCATGATGGGAGTGGCATCAGAGCTTTCTAGTATTCTGTAATACAGTGTAGGGAATGACCAGAATAAAGGTTTAGCAGTAATCGGATGTTGTGCAGACCAGTTTATACGTTTATCATCATATTCTATTGTGTAAGATTGCCCACTTGCATTAGCTCCTGTATAAGCTTCAGCAAGAACAATATGAGTTGAATCAGTAACAGTAAGAATAATATATCCTCTAGTTCCATTGTTACAATAAAAAGTACTTCCTTCTAAAGCTTTAGTCCATTTTGTAGTAACTCCAACAACTGCTGTAGTTCCATTTGTTGTTACTGTTCCATCTGTTTTTATACGAACCCCAAAAGCAAAAAGTCTTGTTTTTGAAGTCATAATAAATTTATAGTTAGACATACGATAATTTAAGTATTTAACTGAAGTTGACCCATCATCATTTTCAGTAAGCTCACCAAAAGGATTTAAAACATCTCCTGTTAAATTATTATCTGTAAATGTAGTTGTCCCAATTGCAACCATACCGATATAATAATAAATACTTCCTCCAGCATCAGTACGGTAAATTTTTAAATGAGTAAATCCGGTATTTACAGCACTTCCAGGTAAGGTTAAAACAACATTATTACTTGATAATGCTCCTGTTGTATAAATTGGTGAAGGGTTAGTTTCGTGTCCAGAAAACATATCTCCATCACTTGAGTTTTTATTATATTCAGTATATAAATATTTAAATACTCCTGACATTGCACCTGCACCTGATTCAACCGCTGTAATTGCAGTTGTAGGATCAACATGCATTAAAACATAGCTTCCGTTCTGGTCAAGATAACGTGGTATGTTATCGCCATCACATAAGCAAGCGAAGTTCTTAAAAAACGCTATTGAAGGGCGTAACCCTGAATTAAGTCCTGTTACTACTGCTGTCATTATTATAAACTCCTATAAAGTAGATACTATTCCATTATATAAAACAAAATTAGTTCCGTTTAATCTAAATAAACAATCAATCTGATAAGCAAGTCCTGTTGTGATTTGTTTTTCAGTTCCTTGCATGTTCTGTAAATTACCTAAAGTTGAAATATCCACGTTAACAGCGTCAACCGCATTCTCTTCTTTCATGTCTGTTTTATCAACGCCTGTTAAGATACCATTAAATATTTTATGTGTGTATTTAGCCATAATTAAAAACTATCTATGTTTAAAAATAAAGGGTCATGTCCTTTTGTTTTGTCGGTTTGCCACATAATTAAATATCTTAAATTTGAGTCTAAATTTAACCCTCCAACAGCTTGATATGGTAATGTTGAATAAGTTGTCCATACAGATTTAAAATCTGTTTTTACAATTTTATTAACACTTGGACTTGCATCTGAAAATATAAATAATCCAGTTAATTTATCCCTTACTATATTAATAGGAGATTTGGATTGCATAAACCCATCCCCATAAGTGGTTAATTGAGTCCAATTATTTCCTTCTATATCTGTTTTTATTATTCTAGAATTACTAGTATCGCATATATAATAATATTTAGATTCAATATCGTAATAACACCCATATGGGTTATTAAAATTACCAACTCCTGAACCTGAAGAACCATAAGTTTTCCAGTCTGTATAATCTGCATCGAATTTACATTGTGCTATTCTATTATTATTATAATCAACCCAATAAATATATTCGGTGTCAGGGTCATATGTAAATTGTGTTATTGACGTACCATTACCAGTACCTACAAGCCCAGGACGAACTAAGCCTAAAATTTTAGAACTATCAGATAATTTTACCTTGCCAAGCACATAAGAAAGCCCGTCATATACAAAACCTGGTTGATAGAAAGATAAAATAGCAAAATCATTGACATAATCTACATACAAACATCTACAATCAGTCCCAAAAGTGTTATAAGTTTGTGCCAATGTAAGTGAACAATCTGAATTTATAGTATATCTTTTTAAAACTTCACCTTCTGTTAAAGAAGTAATCATTATAAAAAGATTATTTGAATTTATATTCGTATCCCAAAAAGCCCCACCATAGAATTGAGTTGCATAAATATCTACAACTTTAACATAATAATCTTCCCATTCTTCTGAATATTGTCCCCATATAAAATAATTATAATCGTATTCTGATATTTCACCATTAAATAAATTTCTTCCGGATAAAAAAAACATTGTATTAAAAAAGGAATCCTTACTAGTAAATCTATGTTTTCTAAGTTGAAATAAGCTTTGAATAGGAACGCCTAATCCTGTATCACTCCATTTCTGAATACCTATCTGATTTGATAATGTCCCATATGGATTATCAATGCGAATATTTGAGCCAGCGACAGAGTCATTGTCCTCAACCATTGTCGGGTCAATTTTGTTTATATTCAATCCGTTAAATGTTCTAACTTCTATTTTACTCATATATTAGGATCATAATCATTAAAAAACCTTTGTCTACCACTTGGCAAATCGCCTTTTTTAAATCCAGCCCTTCTATTTACAACTTCAGGTATATTTAATGAACGTTTATACTCATTGCATTTATTTGTTGTTTTCTGAGATAATACTTCAGACAAGTCATATTCCCTATCTTTAAACTTAGCTTTAGCCATCGCAAAATTAATGGTACATAAATTAAGTTTATCCTGAACAATGCTTGATGGTGAAGTTATAATATAACTAACCCCTGATACTGAAGCTTCTGAAAACGCAGTTTCAAGCGTTAAAGCCCCTGCTCCATCTACTGAAGCAATCTCATGCCAAGTTGTTGGAAATTCCAACACATGAGTTGAATCAAGTAATTTACCAATTCCAATATAATCACCTGCTGAAACATTTCCGGTAAAAGCCGTACTAACTCCTGTAACTGCTGTAGCTCCATTTACTATACTTACTGTTCCAGTTGTGTAAAAATGTAACATTTTTGAAACATCTGCTCTGTATACTACCCTTATACAGTTTGTTCCAGATACAACAGCTTGTTCATAAGGAAAGAATCCAAAAGTTCCAGATTCTTTATTTACATACCAATTATAAGGGTCTCCGGTTTGTTCTTTCCAATCAATAACAGCATCATCAAGTTCATTAATATCAATATAGACAAGCTTTTCTCTTTCATCTGATGTTGTTGTTGAATAATAAATGTCAATAATATCATAATTCATTAAATCTGTTGGTAATGTATATTCTTGCGTGTTCCCAACTGAATTAATTATATGTTCTTTATAAACACATTTAGAGATATTATTAACTTCATCTTCACATTCTTTAAACCATTCTTTTAGTAAAGATATAGGAAATTTATTAGTATTTGGTTCGCCTAAATTCTGATAAAATAAATTAAGATGTTGAGCTAAGTTAATCATGTTTTAAAAACTCCCTTTTTTTAAATCCTTTTGGTTTTCCTACCGGGCGCCTAACTATTCCAGCTAATTTATCCTCTAAAGCTTTAACTTCTATATGTGTAGCTGGTCTAAATTGTCCTGGTAATGTATCAAATAATCTTTGTACGAAATCCATCGAAAGTGGTTTAGGATATATTTCATTTCTTTTGAAAAATCTTACTTCCCTACCATCTGTTTGTAATGTACTTTTTAATTCACCAATATAAACTAAATAAATATCAACATCATTACTCATTAATTAACTCCTTTTTACAATAATAAATTTTATTAACTTCTATACTCCATAAAGCAACTATTGTTATTATAATTAATCTCATTCGATTAATTTCAAATGGATATTCTAAAACACTCATAAACATTATAGAAAAAACAGACATACATAAGACACTATGCCTATTGAAATTGTTTTTTAATTTTAATACTGAATCATAAATATAAATAACTCCTAATAATCCAATTTGCATAATAAACTGAAATAAACTCGAATTTATTGTAGGATCAAATAACTTAAAATCTTTTTGCATTATTTCAGGAAATATCCCAAGCCCAGTTCCTTTTATTCCATGTTCAAATATAAATTGTAATGCTATAAAAATCATATTTAATCTATTTAATATTTTATATCTGAAATCACCATATAAGTTGTATAATTGATTGATATAATCAAATTGTTTATAATATTGAATGAACTGGAATATTATAAATAGTTCAAATATTATTATAGAAATATAAATAAAATATTTCTTATTATCTTTTAATCGTGTTAATAAGAATATAAAAACACAAGTAAATGCCCATATTTGAGGAAATATTAATAAAGCGGGTAAAAGCAACAATGATAAATATTTATTTACTGAATAACATAAAGGGAATATTATAGCTACAAGCGTAGTTAATCTTGGCAGATTTGAACAAAAACCGCCATTAAAAACCCCTTTATCCCAATTTCTTGTGACAAAATCTAATCCAAAAACTTGTAATATATATATAGCTACATTACATAATCCAACATATAAAAAAATCTTATAAAACGCACTAATATCAGTTATATATTCATATATAACTTTATATCCTATAATGCTTAAAAACACATTAATAGTACAATCAATCACATATCCATTAAAATCATGTAAAATCACATTAAGTACGCATAATACTGATAATATAAATACGTTACTATTACCGGTAAAATCTCTCTTCTTATAATCAAATAAACTTGCTAAAAACAATAATATAACTGATACTCTAAACATATTCATCTCAAAATAAATAATTGATGCTGTTTGAGTATAAAGTAACCCGGTAATTAATATTAAACATCCTAATACTTTTTCAGTTATGTTTTTTATTTTCATAATAATAAAAAGGGGAGCTTTTAACTCCCCTTTAGTTAATTGTTAAGGTTAATCGTAAATTATAGTTAAATCAATCAAACTAGATGACTTAGTTACTACTACCTCTTTGTTAAACATAAACCCAAAAACTCTCTCAATAATTTTTGTATCATTTGCAGTACCTGCCGCAACTTCAAATTTATAATCTGTAGTAAGACTTCCATCTGAAAACGTTACATACCCACCTGCTGAAACTGATGTAACTAATATCGCTACTACATTACTTTTTGTACTAATTAATGCAGTTGCGGAAGCTGCTGTACCCATAGGACTATTTACTGATTTATATTTACCTATTTGCAATACATCACCATCAGGAGATGCTAAAATTACAGAATCCGTATATCCAAAAGTATGAGTAACTTCATTAACTTTTTTAGGAGTAGCAAAACATTCTGTTGCAACCCCAAAAATTATTAAACCAATCAAAAACTTAAAAATATTTTTCATATTATATTTGTCCTTTCTATTATGCGCCATATGATACAGCAGTTAATGGCATTGAGTTACATTTTGTTATAATATAGTTTTTATTTTTATCGTCTGTGTTTTTAATTGAACACTCACCCATTTCACCAGATATACCAATACCTTTTATATGTTCATAATCTTGCATCTGCCCAACAGTTTTAAACGGAGTCGCATAGCATCTATAAGCTATTTTAGAGCCGTAAAAAATCTGTCTTGATTCATGAGCACCATATGTAACTACACAACCAGCAGCATAAGAAGCTGGAACTGAAGTAATATTTCCATAAGTTGCACCTCTTGACTCAATTGTGAAATAGTACTTACCTTTTGCAGAATAAGTTACAAATTCAGTTACCCCAGTCAATCCAGTTATGGCAATCGTTCCGGAATCTGGAAACATTGCTGTCCAGTTATTACCATCATTTGCCCCAACTATAATATAAATATTATTAGGGTCTAATGCTGCATCAGTAGATGAAACTGTGTCATGAGCTGTATATAATAAAGCTTCAGGACGTAAATAACTAATTGGCTTTCCTCTTATTCCCCTTCTCACTTTTACAAGCATACCAGTAGTGAGTCCTACAGCACCTGTAAATAATCCGTTAGATAATCCCTTGACATTAGCTTCAGCTTGAGATTTAATCCACATATTGTCATTTTTAAGATTCTCATAGTCATATTCAGTAATACAACATTCATATATACTAAATTGCTCTCCTTTTTCTGTTGTATAATCAACAGGTTCAACCCCAGTTGCTTGTAATTCAGCATATCCTTTTTGTAAAGTATTCCACCCGAACTTACATGCACTTGTAAGAGTTTCTGGTGAAGTTGCATCTCCTGCATATACTGTTGTTGGAGACTCTGTTACAATAAGTCTATAATCCATATTGTAATCTTTTTTTCTTGCAAGCCATCTAGTCAATAACGGTTGAGCTACCATAGCTAAATCAGCTATAGACCTTGATGAAGCTTTTTTAGAGAATGCGAAAGCATGTCTGATAAAATCAACTTCCATGTAATAATCATTGAAGTCAATTTTAGCTTCGTTTCCACTTAATTCATCATCTCCAGTAACCCCGGAATAGTAGTTTTCTTTAACCCCAGTAAAATATTCTTTACTGCCTGATTCTGTCAATCTACCATCACGTCTTTGAATTGCTGAATTTGAACCTTCAACACCTTCCTCTTTTGTCCAGTATTCCGTTATTGAAGAATCATATTCTATTTTATCAGAATACCATGTTGGAACAGATGCTGTTAAATCAATATATTTTGTGGCATTTAATGCCGTTTGTGAAGTCATATTTAATTACCTTTCGTAATCAAATCTTACATTTAGCGTCTTACTTTAAATTTTTCATTTTCTTTACGCCAATTTTTTAAATTATCTGGGGTATCATCTTTTATTGATGAATTTCCTGAATTTCCACCCCCTATAATACTAGTAAGATTATTATTGTTATTTTCTTTGTTTGTTTTACTATTTAATTTTTCAATTTCTGTTTTCGATAAAATACCAAGTCTTTTAGCTGCAAGTTCAGCAGCATATTTCGGATGATTTGGGCTATTCCCTAAAACAGGGTCTGTTTTTAATATTTCAATAGATAATTTTCTAAGTTCTGAATTTTCATTTGCAATATCAGGATATTCTTCTATAGCAGTTCTTGCACTTGATAGAATAGTTTCCTTAATTTTCTTTTGAATTTCAAGACGTTTCTGCTCTTCTGTTTTATTCTTCTGCTTATCTTCAAGTTTTTGAAATATTTCTTTTTCTTTTTGTTCTAATTCCCATTTTTGAATGGCTCTTATTTTCTTCATTGCTTCAGGATAATTTGATACAAATTCCTCTTCTGTTGGTTCAGGAGGAGTAACATTAGTATTATCTTCTCTTTTCTGAGTATCTGCCTGTTGAGGAAAATTCCAGTCAATAGGATTCCCTTTTTCATCTTTTTTGATAAAATTATCAAACCTTGCAAGCAAGGCTTTATGCTGCAATAACTGATTTTTCAGTTCTGCTGTTTCTTGGCTTTTACGCGTTAATTCTTTTTGTGCATGAGAATAGCTTTTAAAAGCATTCTTAGTTTTATCATCTCCTTTATAATCGTGATGTTTAGCAGCTTCTACTTCTAAATTAAACGGTTCAGCAGGAGGATTTTCTATATTCCCATTCTGTTTTGCAGGTTCTTCAACTTTAGGAGTTGAGCCTTCTTGTTTTCCTGTTACATCTTGAGTTTTATGTGAATATTTATTCACCTTAAATTGTTCACGATGTTTATTAAATGCCTGAATATTTTCAGGTATTTTCTGTTCATTACTTGGTAATGCATTTGTTGATTCCACTGTTGCAACTTTTGTAGAATCATTAACATTTGTATTTACATTATTATTTTCATTTGTCATATAGAGCCTTTCGGTTATTCTATTAATTTTTTATTACATACATTTTGAAATCTCATTAGATTTCAATTCAATTTCTTTTTCATTATTCTCAAATACTGTCTTTACAGGATTATTATTTCTATCATGGTAAACAGTTCTATATTTTTCTTTATTCTCCTTAAATTCTCTTATATGCCTAGGAGTTTCACTATTTACCCAATTACTATATCTATTATCATTCATACGTACCTCTTAAAGATATTTACAGTTTTTAATTTCTTTAGTTTGATTTTCTTCAATTTTTTTCTTTTCTTCAGCCTCTTCTAATTCTATAATTTCTTGTAATTTATTCTCACATTGTTTTTTATTGTTAATAAATTCATCAATAATGCTTGCGTATTCAATGAAACTAATAAATAACCTCTGTCTTAATTGAGTTTCACTTGCAGGTATTAATGTAATATTCCCATTCCTATCTTTAAGTTCTACTTCCATTAATCTGTTAAGAAGAATGCGCCTCTTTTCATCCAGAATATCCTTTAAATATCCATATGCTTTATGATTCTCTTTAAAATCCTTAAAGCTTTCTGCAACTTCAATTTTCATTTCTAATCGTTTTTTATCTTCTTTTCTAGCTAAAATAGCTTCTTGCATTTTTCTCTCTCTTGTCGTTTGACTCATAACTTTACTCCTATTTACTTGTTAACGTTTGTTCTACAATATTGACAGCTTCTTGCCGTCCTTTTTCTTTATTATATTCTTCTTCTTGAAGTTTAATCATGTCAGATTTTTTCTGTTCTTCTGCAATCTGTTTTTGAGCTATAGTTATTCTCTGTTGTTGTAAAGCCTCAAGCTGTTCAGTTGTTGGATATGAAGATTCTGGGTCTTCATCATCAATAGCTGATAAAACAGATATTTTTGCTTTTCTAATATGGTCAGGTGAAGCTTGAACATTTGGGTCATTTACAAGGAAGTCATGTTTTTCTTTAGCTTTAATTAATGCGGATTTTTTTTCTGAACTAGTAGCTTTTACACGAACGTTCCATTTATGCTTTAATGCTTCAATTGTTTGAGGTGTAATATTTTTTTTACCATTATCTAATATATTATAAATGTATTCCTGGACTTGTGGAATTTGTGCATTATCTATAAAATATTGTTGATATAACATGTAAATTTGCTCAAATATTTCTTGTACTGGTTTACTTATCCATTTAGTGTACATGCCTCTTGATTTAGAGCCTTCATCTAGCATTGTCATAATACCTCTAAATGTTTGCTCGTTTTGGCTCTCTACACCCATAGCAACATCTGCAAGGCTTGTTATTTTTTGTGCATCTTCTTTTACTTCTTGTTCTTCTTTGAAATAATTCTGATATTGATATTGAAAATTTTCAATCTTTATTTCATTACTATCAACTTCCCATGATTCTTGGAAACCAAGTTTCATTTTTGATTTATCAAAACCACTATTTTTGCTGTATTGTATTATTGGATAATCTATGTCCATTAAATTAAGACGTCTATTTATAGACTTATCCAATCTTGTTTTATAATGAAATAATAAATCAGGGATTCCCTTACCACATACTTTATTATGTTTATCCATTATGCATCCTGCTACTATTGGACACCTAGCATGTTTATATGGGAATATTTCATATCCTAATAAAGTTTTTGATGCAGGATGTATTAACAAATCCACCTGTTCCTCTTGCCCATCATTATTTATGTCATAACGCCCGAAAATAAGCCAAAATTCTATTTTTTTTGACTTTCTATTTAATAAACTTTCTAAATCTGTTTCGTTTTTATTTTTTAAAGCGAATTCTTTTGCTTTTATATCATTAATTTTTGAGTATAATGCTTCTTTATCAGGTTGATGAATTAATTTTATAATCTGATCCAATGTTTTAAATATTCTTATAGCAACATAATCACTTTCAAAAGCATCTTGCAAAGATATAGCAGAACTTCCGAATATAACATGTTTATTATCAAGCGTTATTGTTCTTGGCTTATATTTTTTATATTTCCATTGTTTAACAGGTTTAGGACGTTGAATTACTTGAAATTGCTTTCCAAGACTTCCTAATCCTTGAATTACTTCTGGATTTGGTTGTATAGGAACTCCTTCTGGAGAAAGTGCTGGCTGTCCATCAACTAATAAAACATTTTCTATAGTATTAACTTCATATTCTTCTTTTTCAATCTCCATATATGTATAAGCAAATGAAACTCCAAACCCAGCAGAATTGCTTATAAAGTGCCATAAATTATTCTGTAAATCTTCGCTTGATTCAATATGGTAAGAAAATAATTTTCTTCCTTCAGATTCCAATAATTTACCTTGTGGAGTATTGTCACCAACAACCGTAATTGGATAAGAATATCCGAAAACTTCATCAACAAGTCTAGGTATTGTTGCATTTGTAGAAGTAGAAGTTATCGAACTAGAAACACAATTACCATCTTTTTTAGGCATTAAATCGTTCCAGTCTGCTTCATTCCTATCCCATTTCTTCCACAACGACTTTTCCATCTCGTCTTTATCTTCTTTAACTTTAGTATAGAAATAATTTGTCATTTCTTCTTCAGAAAAAGGAGTATTTTTTATAAGAGGATCTACAATATTATTCATTCATTTCTTTCTCTAAATTTAATATTTGTTTGTCAATTTTTGTAAAATATTCATATATATTCGGATAAATAATAAAAATTAATATAAGTAGTAATATAAAATTAAATATAAGATAATTGTTCATCTATACATCCCATAAACTAAATCTTGTGATTTAATATTTTCAAATGTATTTAAATTATTTTTATCTTGTATAGTTTTATAATTATCCCAAAATCTATCTTCTTTTGAGACCGGTTTTTCATGATTTGTTTGAATAAATTTAGATACCCATAAAGCAATACAATAAGCCATTGCTAAATCGTCATGACACCCTGAAGAAGCCCCTACTTTACCATTTGCATGCCATACAAAATCAATTAATTCGTTTATTAATACTTCGTCAGTTATTAAACTTAATTCATTACGTATAATTTCATCTGCCCAGTTTAATAAATCTCTTTTACTTGTTCCAGTAGTTAACCATCCCCATGTTTTTTCCCTTACGTGAGTATCAGGATTAAGATTTTCCTGTTTATATAAGTTTATTCCTGCATTAATAAGTATTTTTATAACCCAATTACCATCTTTATTCCTTTCAGGCGCTGTTAATGCATCATTATAAAATAAGGAGAGTCTACGAAGTTCTTCAGCGAAGATGTCAGGTTCTAATCTACAGTGGATTTTGGCAACTACTTTTAGTGTGCTATTTAGCACTATTGCACCCGAATAATCAGTATCTTTACTTTCATTCTCAATTCCTTCTGCAATATCAGCCCCTATACAGTAAGACTCTCCAAATTTAGGCAGTTCAATTATGGTAATATAACCTTTTTCATCATTTCTAAAATCAACTTTATTATTTATACAATCTAAATATCCGGTTTTTGCATTAAACTTATTATTATTTAAAACTCCATTAAGATATTTCATTAAAATATCAACATTGAATCTTGGACGCCCGGATGATAAAAAAGCTTGTATATCATTTTCAGGGTAGTTTTCATCAGCATGGTCTTTACCAAAGTCTCTTATTACTTGCTCACGGTCTGCTTTTGTAAAATTAGGGTCGTCATAACAAGAAATGAAGAAATTCTTCCACCCTGAACTAGCAATTTTTGATGTTTGATATATAGATTTAAATTTGCCTGTTCCTGATGCCTTACTAACTAATATTAATTGTCCTTTAGATTGCTTTAAAGCTGGTTCGACACGTGAAAGAACTTCTTCTAAAGTAATTTTACTATCTCTTTTAGTTATTCTTGCTGCTTCATCAATTATCACTAAATCTGCTGTATAACCTTCTCCTCTATTTGCCGGTAATGATTTTATTCTGGATCCGTTATTAAATTCTAATTCCTCTGTTGTGTCTTTAACTAATTTAATAACTCCTTCAAGATGATTGCTAATCTTTAAATATTTATTTCTTACACGTTTTAAAAATTCTATAGCATCATCACCAGTTTTTGATAAAACAAGAACTATGAAATTAGGGATAAACATAGCATGTCCTAAAGCATATGCTCCAGAAAGCTCAGTTCCACCACATTGACGGGTTTTTAATATTATCATTTTCTTTGCACATAATAAAAATGATAATAATTTTCTCTGTGCTGTCCAAAGCGTAAATGGAAGATAAGAATTTGTTTTCTTATCTAATATTTCCATTTTCTCTATTATTTTATCTATCTTATTTAATATCTTGAAGGCGTTGTCCCTTTATATCAATTTTTTATTTTAAATTAGTACAGGCAAAAAAAAAGAGGTAAATAAGTGGATAAGCACTTACCTGCCTCTTTAATTTTTCTTACGTCCTCTGTCTGATAGCTATTCAGAAAAGAGAAACCTGTATATTATATAAATATTTTAAATATTAACCTTTACAATTTCTGTTCCATTATTATACCAAAAACTAAAATCATTATCACTTACTGAATTTTGAGGAGTACAATTAAAGCATATATTTTTTTTAAACTTTATATCTTCATCATCTAGACAACTTTGTTGTGGAATGAAGTATCTAGATAGAGTTTCTTTTATTAAAGCATCATCAAACATATCACTTAAACTATAGCCTCTAAAAAGAAAGTTAATATTATCTAAATTTATATCTATATCTAATATTTTATATAATCTTTCAATTTTTTTAATAAAGAATAAAGGCAATAAAGGAAATATATGTTTAAAATCATTAATCATAAATTTTTCTTAGTAATGAGTTTTGTATCTTTATCAGAATTTAAATTTAATGATTCTTTTTTAATGCTTACACCTCCCATTACAACACTCAGCATTTTAACAGTATTATCTTGAGTAAGCTGCAAGCCTTCTTTTAAGTCATTAAAGTTCTTTTCAAAACTTTCTTGTCTTTTCTTATTAATTTCATTCTCAAGTTTTAACTTTAATGTCTCTTTTTCAACTTCAAATTCTTTTTCTTTTAAGAAATATTGATGTTTAATATTCACTTTTTCAAGATTTATTGCATTATTTAAACTCATTATTTCATTTTCATGCAAAACTTTAAGTTTTGACATTTCGTTTTCATGTTCTAAATTAATTTTACTAATCGTGTATTCAAGATGCGCTCGTTCTTTTTCCATAATCTTATAATATCTTAAATCACGTATTAATTCATCAACAGAATTAATATTAAACTCTTTTAACTTTGTATTACATAATATCTTAAATGTTTCTATACCAAACATATACACTCCTTATTATTATTTATTTCTTAATCTTTTTAACATCTTCTTTATTACTATCTTTATAATACCAATGTTCACAATAATAACATATTTTTTTTCTTACCCAACTAAACACTCCTCCTTTTTAGTTAAATTAAGTTCAATATTTTCTATACTATTGTTTTGTATAACATTAACATTATCATTATCGTCTGTTACTTCTGCGTATCCAAACGAATCTCTTAGTTTCTTAAGTGTTATATTTTGATTATTAATATTAATTCCTACAAGCCCTTTTTCGCTATATTTTTCATCTCTTTTTGAAGCTAACCATTTAGTGAAATCAAATTTTAACCTAAGCTTATTAATATCATCTCTATTAGGTTTAACATTATTAATTGCTACTCTTAGTTTATCCAATATAGTATCAATTTGTATTTTTTGAGCTGTTGTATATCGTTCTAGTACATTTGGATACCGGCTTAATTTAAACAAGAAATACTTATAACTCAATCCGTGTCTTTCAACAATATCTTGAGCTTTATCTTCTGATGTAGCTATTTCATCAAATATCTTCAACATCATCTTCAATGAATGAAGTTTTGTTTTTCTCTTAAATTCTAATTCTTTTTTAGGTCGTCCCATTACTCACCATAATAACTGAAGTTGAGTTTTAAATAAATAATTCACAATAGATTTAACTAATTGTTATATAATTTTTACCACTATTCATATAATAAAAAAATGAAGTTTTAGTGTTAGTGAAAAGACGAATTATTTTATGTTTCTTATACCATCTTTCATTGTTAAAACATTTCTTTTTAAAATATTTACCATGTCTCATTAATCACCATATTTAATACTTATTAATATCCATATTATAAAACCAACTACTAATATAATAATAAAATTATCTATAATCATTAATATCTAATTATTAAAAATAATTACCATCCTAATAAGGAAGCCCTGAAAGTTTAATGATAACAGGAAAACAACTTTCTCAGGGACATTCACAATGACGTTAATCATTATGATTAACCTTACATACTTTCATCTTACAACCTTACGAATTTTACAACCTTAATATCTTAAACCTATTATATCTTAAACCTTTTAATTGGAACTATTTAGATATTTTTTTACCCAAATAATCCTATTGAGCCATAATAAATACGGCAGTGTTTGTGATATTGGATTTAAACCAATAACTTAACGACCTTAAGTCTTTTGCTCTATAATTGAGCTAATCACATTATTTGTATATTAAGGCTATACATCCTCCTATTTTTTTATTTTTATCTCTTATTATATGGTAAATATAATTATTCCATTAAATCAGTTACAGCATTCACTACTTCTAAAGTACTATCAATTTTTGAAGGCTCACTCCTATACATTTCAATCATTTCATCTCTTTTCTTAGGCTCGTAACATCTTATAATCTTTGCTTCAATAGCTGCTCCCATACTATCTTGTAGTTTTCCTTCTCTTAAATTCTTATCAGTTAATGCCATCCATACATTCATACACTTAGCAGATAATTCTTTTCTCCTGTAGATCCATTCAGTTATACTCTTAGTTACCTGCTTTCCTCCTAGCTCAATAGTTACATGCGTACTTAAATTAGTTCTATTTATACAGGTTCTTAACTTCAGAATCTCTTTCATTATATCTTCATACGATTGCACCCACTCACTTACCTGCTTAGTCTGTTCTGAACTATCCTTACCATAAGTAGGACTCTCAAAACTCATATAAGCACTATATGTCTTAACCTTAGTTAAGATATCATCGGATTTTTTTAATAAATCCTTTATTTTCTTCATTCCTTCAATAATCTTCATACCACTCCTTTTTATTAAAGTTATATCTTTTTTTTCAATATACTACATATTAAAACTCTTTGTCAAGAAAAATAATTATTAATTATCTTTAATAACCATTAAAACTATTAATGGTGCCATAAATGTCCAAAATTGCCATGTTGATGCATCATGCCCGGTTATAATAGGAAAAAATCCGCCACAAAACAAAGCCCATGCATTCTCTTTGAGAAAGTATATAAATTTATTATTCATAATTAATCTATCCTATCACTTAATTATTTTTAATATTATAAAATCTCAATATTAATAATATCACATAATGCAATAGAACATTCATCTTGAGTGTCTGTATATATACACAAATTATTATCAGAATCAATATATGGAATCTTTACACTTGTAGTTGTTACAACCTTACCTGTTTTATCATTATACTCTACAGAAAAACCTTTTGTACTAAAGTCACCTTTCACAATCATTTTTAATTGTTTATTACTTTTATCTAAATTAGGAACTATTCTAAGGGTACTACCATATGTTGGATTTTCTATTAATAACCAATGAGTTGCTTTTACTTTAGTCTTATAATCTTGTGCTAAAAACTCACCATTTATTTTATTAAACCCAAGAAAACATTTTTCACCATTTGAAAGTAAAATCAAAATATCATTACAATTCTCAGAATCTAATATAAGTTTATTAGATGGAACCATTTCACTTACTTTTATCCAATACATTTTTTATTCCTCCTATTATTTATTATATACCCATATTATATCAATACTTTTACCCAATCTTCTGCTTATGTTCATAATATAATAATACATAATCTATTGTAAAGATATTTTTTCACACTTATAAAATACTCTAATTCTATCGTTATACGTAATAATAATACTAAAGTAATACTAATCTATTAACTACTTATTATCTTGTCTATAACACGCTTATTTTAATCGTACGTTGATTATAACTCTATTACTTAAATCATAACCGAAGTTTAAATTGAAATGTATAGTGGTCCGATAGGTATTAAGCTTACACTACACTCCAAAAAAGGGGGAATTGGTTTTCAGACTATCGACATTATA